AAAAATATAAAATAACAAATTTATATAAAGTAGATACTTTGAAACTAATTGATTTATATAAAAATAATATATATCAAATACCAGTTTGTAAAATTTTATAAAATATATAATTATATATATATTTTATAAGAATCAAGCAAATAAGTTTATATCAATAAGTAACAAATTACAATTCCTCCTCATATCTCCACCCCAAGAATTATTATATGCTCTTCTTTTATCAGCCCATACTTTTTTTTGTTCTATTATTTTTTCTTTATTTTCTTCAACCCATTTTTTTCTAATTGTTTTTTTATTTTTTTCATACCATTCTTTTGATTTTTCTTTTGATTTTTCAGTTTGATGATAATTATAATTGTGATGGTCTCTTCCTGGAATTTGCAAATTTACACATTTATTATTTTCAATATGATATCTTTCACGAGCTAATAATTCTTCTTTACAATCACAATTATATTTTTCAATTAGTATAATATTATAATTATTATTTTTCAATATTTCAAAACTTGAAACATATTCAGCTTTACCTAACAAATGACATTTATATTTTGACCGATGACATACTAATCTTCTTGAAAGTGTTTCAGTAGTAGAACCAATGTATATATCACCATTTGTATTATCAATAATTTTATAAATTTTACCATTGCTATAATTTACCATTTTATACTTTTATAAAGTATCAAAACTCTAAATATATTTGATGTTTATAAGAATCAAGCATTATATACGTCCAGTACCCCATTAGTTATTTGGCATACCTTTAGGTATTCAATCCAAGCTCTTTGAGTATAGTTTGAACCAGATAAATCAAGATATTTAGTATATAAATCAATACCTTTTCCAGAAACTCTTTCTCCTTTGTGTAGTCTGTGTGCTTGGTAGAACATAGAACCTCCGAACTGTCCAGCCTGTGCGTAGTCCATTATTCTGTCAGAATTTGTAATAGCATCACCTTCATCAAGATAAGCATGTCGTGGAGTGAATGGAGTCATTCCTTCTGCTAATGTTACTAAGTTATAAACCCTAGCAGTATTTTTCAAATCAATAGGATAAATAAAAACATTATTATATCTGACATTTAGTTCAACAGATGCAGTTGCTCCATTAGGATATTCAGCTTGGAAATTATTTAGAACTTGCGTTTCACCATCATCAGCATTATTAGAAATACCGTGAATGACTTTCGTACAAATTCTACCAGCACCACCAATATTTCTGATGTTATTTTGTGCTTGTGCTACTGTTAGAGATTGTTTTGAAAGGTTGTAATCGTGATAAGATAAAGTAATTTGAGGATTAGCAGCAGCAAAAGCCTCCATCTGCTCTGGTGGATAATATATATGATCAATAATCATATGAATATTGTTTAGGTCAACATTGTAAGTTTTGTCTGCTGTTTCACCAGCTTTGAGAGATAATCTATTTTTAGAAGTAGCACCAGCAAGGGTGAGTTCAACAAATAATGGGTCTCTCATCATATATAATGGAATTTGATTCATTTTGAGGAATGGGAAAAGGTCTGCTAATGATATTTGAAATACTGGTGTATTTTCTGCGAATAAATAATCTGGAAGTTCTGTATTATCATATGCATCACCCTTAGTGACATACATACCAGTATCAATACCAATTGCTTTTGCTTTGGTATTTGGTATTTCAGTTGTTGATGCTGATTTAGATGTATTATATAAAGATTTATAAGACATCAATCTTCCAGTTGTGATTGATTCTCTTTCTTTGTTATTTTCAGGATCAATAAACATAGAACGATATGCCATGTAATGATTCCAATCATCTATTTCAGATAAAGTCTTTCCACCACATTTTAGAGTTGCTCTTTCAATTAGAGAATTTACACCTACACCAAATGGGAAGAATGCTTTTTCAGCAATTCCACTAGCCATAGAAATAGTAAGTTTTGAATTGCTGTGTAGTATCCCTTTGTTATCTATCTGAAATCTTAGAAAAGACTGACTTTTTGTAACTGGCTCATACACCGTTGTGTCATAATCAATTTGTAAGTTAGAGGGGATTTGTCCTATTTTTACTAAATCAGGAACATTGTTTTGAGTTGGTTTTACATCACCTTCTATGGTAGTTGTCATTTCTTGTGTATCACTCATAATATATACTATTATATATATATTATAAATTTGATAAAAAAAACAATTTTTATTTAGTATCTATATAATATTATTGCTGCAAATTTTATACACAATAATTCTATTTTATTTTTTCTACATACCTTGATATTTTTTCCTTTGAATTGTTTTCTAAATACCCATGTTTTATCTTTTTTATGATAACATATATTTTTATAACCTGTTGTATTTGTTTTTTGTTTTGTTCTATCTGTTTTAGCACAATTACATCTACTACATACTACATTTCTAAATTCACCAGTCTTGTGACAGTGTTCCATACATTTTTTATTTCCACCTCTTCCAAATAATTCAATACCACATAAATCACAATTTTTAGTTGCTTCATATCTTTTATATATTGCTTGATAATCTCCAACTAAACCATATTGTTTCCATTTTGTTATTGCTGCTTTATCAGGATTCTTTTTCACCCATTCTCTCATATATTCTTTTGTAACCATTACTAATATTATATATAATTATTTCTTTATATATGGTGTTCAACCATCAATCCTAACTTAATACTTGAACATTTCCATTTTCTATAATAATAGTATTTTTGTTGTGAACAAATAAAAATAATCCATGTGGATTGTTGGTAGTAAGTCCAAGATTCAATTGAAGACCTAATGGAATATTTTTGAAAGAAACTCCATCATTTGAAATATGGTCATAAGATACACCGATTCCAGCAGTGCTTCCACCATCATTATACAATTTGTAAGATAAAGCAGCAGTAGTATTGTCTTCAACTCTGTTATTTTCAGCATTGATATTGGTTCTACCCATTTCACTGAATACCTTGATAGCAGATTGAAAGTTTCTGACAATTTGAGGGTCAGGAAATTCATTGTCTGCGTCATCCTTCTGCATAGTGTCAATATTGTATAAAAATGGGAATCTTTCTCCTGCTCTCTGCCAAATAACTGATTTTATAGGTGCGACAGTGTTGTCAGAATTTAGAGGGTATAAATTGGCAAGTCCATTCTCAACTAAATTATTTATATAGTTAGTTGGAATAATAGTTCCAAAAATAGAAAGTACTTTTGATAATCCTAAATTCATAGATAAAACAGCATTAGTAGAATTTATATTCTGATAGAATGTGTTGATGGTGTTATATTCTAAAACACTATTTTTCTGACTCTGTAACTGCTGGAGCTGTTGAGGTTCAGGAACAAGAGTTTCACCAGTCAAAGAAAGGTCTGATAATTCGTAGAAACCATCAGAGAAACTTGCTGATGTGGTAGATGCTGAAAAGAATACATTGTTACTTGGAGAAAGATTGATGATGATTTCGAGTCCACCAATTCCCCATTGAGAAGATAAAGGAATTGGATTGTGACCATTCATAAGTCCAGAAATTAGAGGAATAGAAAAAGTGTTTGGTGTTGCTTGATTTACAACAGATAATCTTTGAACCTCAAAATTTGGCATTGCGAGTGCAGTGGTTCCATAAGCATCAAATAAATCCTGTTTACTTCCACCAACTGGAATGAATGCCGAACAGAATCTATTGTAGTTGGATATTTTTTCAATTGTTTGTCCATTGAAATTTTGAAAAACTAAACTATCAATCACCGAATAAACACCAATAGATTCAGCCATTCTCATGTCAGTATCTGCAATTGGGGCATCTTCAGCAGCATTTCTAAAGCATTGGAATTTTCCATTTAGTCTAACAGTACCAGCTAATAAATGCCTTTCAGTATCTGGAATTTTGATTCTGATTGTTGGGTTTCCTGATTTATCATAGGAAACTTTGCCATTTGCTTGAACGTTATCTGGGACGATTTCAAAGTGTTCAGTTGCCATTATTATATATATATAATTATATATATAATAAATTCTATTATTATTTTATTTTTTTTCTAGAATGTTTATAAATCAACAGAAATTCCATTGGCATTTATATTGAGTCTTCTGAGATGGAAAACATAATTATTCCATAATTTAGGAAATTGAGGTGTAGCACCATTATACTCAACTTGTAATGAGAATGATTTGCCACGGCAATCATAAACTCCATCTTGTAAAGCCAAAGCACGACCAATAACTGCATTTCTTTGGAATGCTCTGAAACTTCTTGGATTGATACCAGATTGAACCAATGCTTTTTCTAATTCAACAAGAGGTTGTTGGTCAATAGAATCTTTAGAAGAAATTTTAGCACAAGATATCTTTCTTGATGGTTGTAATCTATTATTATAATTGAATTGATAATTTTGGAGATTATCCCAAATACCAACAAGACTACCTCTCGTATTATTATTGGTCACATTATTTGTTTCAGTGCTGTATATATAAGCACCCGAACAAGAGATAACAGAAGCAGCATCTCTCACAGTTGAATCAGTAGGAACACATAAAATTGATTTAGCACGAGAGAAATTGAGTGGTAAATTGATATTCGCAACAGTATCAGAAGCCAATATGGTTTGTCTATAATTCTGATAAGATAAGAAATCATAAACCATTGAACCACCTTCCTGCATCATTTTGTTCATCTGTTGTTTGTAACCATCTGGCATATCTAATTTCTGAACTATTAGTTCAACAT